TGTGAATGATGGTTCGGTTTGTAATAAAACAATACCTTGAGTATTTTTTGCTACTCCTATTTTTTGATTTAAAGTTTGATTAAATGGTTTTTCTATAATTTCAAAAATAAATCCTTTATATGATGTTTCAGTAGGAGAAGAAATAGCGGCTTGAGCACCTCTTAATAAATCATTATCAATAGGATCTACTTTTTTACCACATTTATTTAATACTAAATCTATTACTTTTAACAATCCTACTATAGCTAAAAGAGATTGAGATGCCATTCCAATATATAATAAACCATTATCTAAAGATGTCTTTAATTTTTTAATTTTAGGTTCACCTTCGTTAGTAAAAGTAATTAAAGTTCTTAAATCATCAACATCACTTAAAGCTGAAGCAACAGCCCCTGGAACTACTGGAGTAAATTTGGCTGCTAAGGATGTTGCTGTTTTTAATAAGTTTAAAGCATCAACAGCTGTTGTTTGTCCGTTAACTAATTCGGCAACAATATTTAAAGAAGTATCTATAATGGTAATATATTTTACTACTCCATCAATATCTGTTCCCAAAGATTGTCTAATATTATATACCTCGTCTAAAATATTTTGATTTGGACATAAATCAGGTAATTTTGGATTACCGGTTTCAATACCTTCAATTCCTAATTTTGATGCTAAAGAATCAAGTGTTGAAATTGCTTTGCTTTTTAAATCCTCTACTTTATTTAATACAGTTTGATTAATTCTATCTAAAGGACCTAATTTTAAGCTCGACAAAGGAATAGCAGTAGCTAAACCTGCGGCTAATAGTAAACTTCTTCTAAAAGCAGCATCATCTTTAGCTTCTTGTTCTCTTTGTTTTTCTGTATCCTTTAAAGCCATTATACTGTAAAATTATATTTTGATTTAATCTTAGAAGTATTTAACTTCTGGATTCTGGTTAATAAATTTGGAGCTATTGAATTTAGACTTGCTATTGGTCCACCTGCGTTTGCTGCTGTTTGAGAGGCAATTACTAATTGTTGAACAATAGAAATTAATTCTTTTAATAATGCTTCAGTAGTATTACCTTTTAATAAAGGTTCAGTTGCATTTTTAGAACCTAAATATGTTTTTACTGTTTGGAAAATAATTTCTGTTTCGGCTTCTAAGTTTATAGATTCAACAGCACTTAAACTAATTGATTTTTTAGAACTTAATAAAATATGGTCTGTATCCGATGAAAATACTAGTCTACCAGATTTAATAATAATTTGATTTTGATTATATTCTTTTGGTTGGGTTGGTGGATTTTTCTTAAAACTTAAATAATCATTTTTAGGTAAAATCAATCCAGATAATTTTTGAGTACTTGTTAAATAAATAGAAGATAAATCTCCATTTAGTAATTCCTCAGTTGGTAAAAATCCTACTGAACCTGCTGATGGGGATTGACCGTTTCGTAAAATAATAATTGGGTCGCCTTTTTGTCCACCACTAGACCAAGTATTTAAAGGTTCATTGTTACCATCTAACACACTAGAACCAAAACGAATTGAATTACCAAAACGTCCTTCAATCATCACATCACCTTCATATTTAATTAAAGGTTTAATGTTTGATTTTTCTTCAAACGTATTTCCTAAATCAATTCCCGAACTACCATCCTCAACCCTTCTAACCGAACCTAAAGAAGTTTGAATATAATCACGTTTTTGAGAATCAGGTAAATCCTTATTTTCAAAAATATTAGGAATACCGTTGTGATGATTACTATTCCAAATGTTTAAAGGAGTAATATAGTAATAAACTTCTTGATAATTGTTACTTTGAATGTCTGGAGATGGTAATGAGAAAATATATATTAACTCATTTTTTAAGGGATAATTAATAAAATTAGAAAAGTAAGGTTTTGCGAATCCTTTTGATTGGTAATTACCTCCTTTTAATTTTTTAAAAGCTACTGTTCCAATACCGTTCCACCCACCTGCATTACCAAAGTAGTAACTTTTGTCGTCTAAAACGATATCTTCAACAATAGCAACTTCAAACATTATTTTTTACCTTCCCCAACGTTTTTAGCTAAATCAAATAATTGAGCTTTTTCTTCTTCTGAGAATGCTAATTCGTTTGAATTATTTTGGGCTTGTACTTGTAAAGCACGTTGAACAATAGTAGCCATTTTAATTAATTGTTCATCGTTTTTAACCCCAATTTCCATATATTCCTTAATCAAAGGAACAACTAAAGTAGCATCACCAATATCGTTAATAAGTGGTTTTAATTCTCCAATTAGAGCAGAAATTTGAGTTTCCTTTTTCTTTTGGTTCTCATAAATCTCCTCTAATATATCAGAAAATTTTTTCTTTTTAAATACTACAGCGTCTAAACTCATAAATTTTGATTATAAATATTAGACTTAAAACTTTGTATATCCGTGATCTAGATAGAACACATAACCTTCTTTAAATATGTCGTATAGTTGATTTGCAATTTTTGTAATTTTAGGAGTTTTTACATCTATAATTTCACGAATATAAATGTAAAGTGCTTTTTTATTAAAAACATCTAAATATTCTCGTTTACGAAATAATTCTAAAATAGCATCTGCAATTTGAGCATCTTCACCTTTGGGGAATAATTCGTAAATATTTTCAGTACAATATGCTGCGTATTCATCTATATACGCAGATAAACGTTCTATAGGTTGTTCATCCTCTATTTCATACGAGTGACGTTCATCTTCCTCTAATGTTTCTATAGGCGCAGTATCAATACGTTTTTTATAGTTTTTCTGGTTTGAAAGGATTAAATAACGTTTTGCAATTGTTCCAAAATAAGAATATGCTTTAGCTCCTCGTTCTGGATTGAATAAATGGATTTTAGAAAGTAAAAATGAAATTACTTCAAATTGTAAATCTTCAATATTACTTACCTCAGTGTAATAAAATTTAAAAGTATGAATAATATTTTCGGTTAACTTAAAAAAAGCATAGTGGATACGTTCATGATATATTTTATTTTTCTCCTCAAAAGTAGTTGCCTTGTTATATTCAACAATAGCATCTTCAGTTGCTTGAGTAAAATATTGTACCCCTTTTTTCTTTTTAGGTTTTACTACCTCTAATTCACTCATAGATTTTTAATTTTAAATTGATTCAAAACATCTTGAATCATTTTGATATTAGTAAAGAAAAATCCTACTTCATCATCACTTTTAAAGGAACCTTTAACATCTACTTCATTGATTTTCTTATCGGATGCATCAATAATGTCGGAGATTTTATTTAAATAAGTTAAATAAGAAGCTAAAATGTCTTCCTGTCTTTCATTTTTACGAAGTAAATTAAAGGTCGTGAATCCAAGAGTCACGACCAATATAGAAAGAATAATAATTGTTAGTATCATAAATTGTCTAATAGGTTTTTAAGTCCCTCACTTTTTACACTACTTAATGCTTTGGCTTTAGTAGCGGGGGTTGAAGGCGCTGTTTTCTTATTCTCCAATGTAAATGATTTCTTTGATGTTTCCACGTTACCTTGTAATTTTGGTAACCATTCTCTTTCAAACTCAATACGAGCAGCCATTAAATCCGCTTGATGTACAATAAATGGTAATGATGTACGTGGTTTTTGTTCTGGGAGATAAGTCATTAAATATTTCTTATTTGCCTCATCATACAAACCATCATGAGTCTGAATGGTAATCATTTCATTAAATGTATAAGAAATACCATGAGATTGAAGTAAGAATAATCCTCTATCGGGAACAGAGGCAAATGGTAATTTGGTATTAAACATGTAATCCTCACCTAGTTTTTCTTTTCTCCAATTATCTGTCTGGGGTATATAAGAATCATGTTCTTCATCACCCATTTTACCCAGGTCATGGTTGAGAGCAGAAAAAACTAATTCCTCTTTAGTGTAGGTAGTTAAATCTGCTCCCATTTGTCCCCATAACTCATGTAAATGTAGAGCACAAGTAATCACTCTATTTACATGTTCAACATAACCTCCAGGAAAAGCATTATGATACTCCTTTTTATGTGCGGCAGGCATCAAAATCAAACGTTCTTGGTATCTATCATAAAACTTTAGTAGGTTCTCTTTACGTGGTGAGGAAATATGATCCTCAATAAATCCAATTAATCGTGTCCAATTGCTTTGGATTTCTTCTGCTGTTAAATTCATATTAAAAATTATTTAATTCTTGTGGGGATTTTGGTTCACTATCTACAAACATTTTAGTTTCGGAAACCAATTCTCTTAATTCTTGGAGGGTTTCCTCAAACTGTTCTCTTGTACCTTGACGTTGTAAGAAGAAATGTAATTTCTCAATATTACCCTCTGCTCTCTCCAACCGTCTCATTATTATATCTCTGTTTTTCATATGTTACCTTGTTACCCTTTTATTCCCTATCACTTTATTTCCCTTTTTTCCTTTTCCCGTGATTGGAATATAATATTGGAAACAAATAACTCCAAGCTTAAGTTAAGAGAAGTTTTACAAATTCTAAATTCTTTTTAAGATGTGAACACTTTTCATATTCTTCGTGTTCTTGGAAATAATTTATAGACAATTCTAAAGCTACTTTAAGATGTACGTCGGCGAATCTATATAAGGCCTCTTGAGCAACCAAATTATCTGGGTCTACTTTTTGAATGTATTCATATGATCTATTAAATACTAAAAATTCACCTGCTTTATCTATATCTACAGCACTTAATCCCTCATCTAATTTATCAAAAAAATTAAGTAATTGGTCGTTAAATGTTTGGTGATTCTGGATTAGTTTTTTGAACATACCTACCCAGAATAAGGGGTGGTTTTTGTAATCTAATAAAATATCTACCTGTTGGGCTTTTTCCTTTAACGACTCAGGTTCCTCATTATTAAACAGATTAAATATTTTATCAATATTCATACATCAATACATATAGGCGCCATACACTTTAGTATAGCGCCTATAACGCATTATCTTATGATTTTCGCGGATCGCGTTGATTTAACCGATTTGATCGTCTAAATGATCAGGAATACCATCCCCATCTACATCAGCAATCTCTCCGTAACCTAAAGCTTTCATAAAGTTAGCTACTCTTTCCTTTAAATCTCCATCACTATCAGCAAACCAATCTTCTTTAATTAAATCATGACTTAATAATACTGTGATAGCTGTATAAAGAATATCTACATCATTAACAAGATAAATATCTGGAGTATGAAAGTCTAAACTAAATGCGTAGTCATCGATTTGAGGGATTTTTAATAAGTCATCTATTTTACCTATTTTTTTCTCTGCAGGTACTACACCTCCAAATTTATGAAAATATTCACCAATGTAAATATACCCTTGTCCTTCTTTTAATTGAAATTCACTCATTATTTTAATAAATTATAATATTCGTTGAAATGTTTAATACGATCTGGTAAACCAATTGTGCCACCGTTTACTCTTTTAGTTACTGCTGTTACTGTACCTTGATCTGCTCCTTTATCACAAATAGCCCAAAGACCATTTTTATTAAAGAACCAAGCAGCAGACATTAAAGGATATTTAGTAGCAACTAAATCAGGATTAGCAATAATTTCCTCAGAAACAAATTTATCAAAAGCAGTATAGTTATCTTTACCAGTTAATTGAATATAACCACGTCCTCTAAATTTAAATCCCTCACCTGTAGCTTCAGCACCATTCCCCATTCTTCCTCCATAAACACGAGAAGCAATTTTTTGAGGTTGACGAGCATAAGCTTCAGCTAAAGCTAAAGTTGGGAAATATTTTTTAAATATGCCCATCAAACCTTTAGAAGAATAATTTAAATTTTCTGATGTAGCTCTCCAACCACCTGACTCGTGACCACACTGAGCTAAGAAATGAGCTAATCTTAAAGGATTAGTAATATTAAATTTAGCAGCAGTATCAGGAATTTGAGCTAATACAGCATCAGGAATATGTCCTTTTAATTTATCTAATTTAAATGAACTAGAAGGAATAACTGCTGGGGCAGGAGTAGTAGCAGGTGTTGTGCCCATAATTTTATTCCAAGTTCCATCTCCTACTATACCATCAGCAACTAAACCATTAGCCGCTTGATATTTTTTTACTGCCTCTTCAGTTTTAGGTCCAAAATTACCAATTGGATCTACACCTAACTTGACTTGTAATTGTTTTACAAAGTCATTATTATCACCTTTTTTTAATAGCATATTTATTTATCTTTATGTTTATCAATTTTTTCTAAAATTGTATTTAATAATGAATGTTTAATAAAACCTGAATTAGAAGCATTTTTTAGAGCACTAATTAACTGGAAAATTACAAAGGGCATTATAATAGTTTCAGAGAGCCAAGACGTGCCTGGAAATCCAATTTCAACCATTAATATTACTGTTAATATAACTAACCAAGTAAATGTTGTTTTTAGTACTTTTAATGCTTTATAGGTTTTAAAACCTTCTTTCTTCGTACCAGCAACTATACCAAAAAACCCATCCATAAAAGCCACCGCCACTACCGCTAAATACTGTTCACTATTATCCATAGCTAATCCACCGAAGTAGCTACAAACAAACGAACAAGTTGCGGTTAATGATAATAGTAAAACTAGTAACGTAGATTTCATTATCCTTCCATAGGACCTTCCTCGTCCTCTTTCTTGCTACCTTTTTTATTCATGAATTTATCTACAGATGCGATTCCAAAGCAACCTAAGATGATTACCATAAATCCATCAAAAATAAATTCATTAATTACTAAAGCTGTGCCCATGTAACCTGTTACTAGGTCAACAACTAGGGCGATTACAAGCATAAAAAATGCAATGAATCCTACAACGGCTTTCTCGTTGATAGTGTTGTTGTCGTCGAATAATGATTTGAAAAATTGTTTCATATTATAGTTGTTTAGTTGTTTTTAATAAAGCTTCTTGTAACGATTTCGAGAACGCCTTTTTGTTGAGTGGAACTTCTCCATTTTCAACATTTAAAAACATAGCAAAAATAAAAGTACGTCTTTCACCTTTACCTTTAAAACAACCTGACCCTATGCAAATAGTAGTTTCTACTATATAATCTTTGCGTAACCATTGTAAACCCATAATGTTAAGCATTTGTTGAGGAGAGTAAATACTATCAATACTTACTTGTACATCAAATGCTACTCCCGAGTCTGTAGGAGTATATCCTTTATCAATTAATAATTCTTCAACTGTTTCTTTAACACCAAAAGTAATATCTCTACCTCCAATTGTTTGGATATGTTGAGCATTACTTACATTCACTTTTACTAATGTAGGATTTACAGGGGCTAAAGCTAATAATATAGGTGCAAGAATATTTAACATCGATTATAAATATCAATAAGAAACGGAACCCGAATATCCGGGAGCTATTAAATAATAACTAAGTGTCCCTCCAGAAACTAATGTAGAAGTAGTAATAGAAGTTACACCAGGGTATGTTGTTCTAACATTTACGGATGCTGCTTTAATAGCATTATATTCTGCTGTTGTAAATATTCTTACATCAGGGGCTATTCTCCATTTAGAAAATCTACCTGCTTTTCTAGCAGCAACATAATACTTATCTGCTACTGAAATTAGTCCGTCATCATTTACATCAAACATATGAAAAGATAAACCATTCCTAGTTACTTTTCCTAACACAACATTAGATACTGCTTGGATATCTGAGGTTGTATAAGCTTGAATACGAGTAGGAGCATCAATTTGTATATAATATTCCTTAGAAGGGTCATAAGCTTCACTTATAGAATAATAACCTAAAGA